ACCTCGCGGCCAACATCACCAGCGACATGATGACGCAGCATTGATCCCGGCGGCAGCGAACGAGCAAAAGCGCGCAAAGCTTCCGCATCATTCGGCGCGCCGCTTGATCGGGTTTTGTGCCACTGGATAGCAGTGGGGCCGCTTGCAGCATAACAACCACCGTCACCAGTGCCGACTCGCTTTTTACCAGTGCCATGCGCGACGAACACCACCACATAATCGCGGTCGGCCCGAGCGCACAGTGGGCGGCCGTTTCCGCATTGCTGGCAGGTGAACGTGTCCGACAATTCAGCAGGGCAGCGAACAAACTGAACCCCAGCGATTCGTTGCGGCCACTGATCGGCCGATGTTAACGGGGCAGCGTACACAGCGGGGCGGCCGAGCGAATAAGCGCGCACCGCTTCGGAAGCGGTATCGCACGAGGCATTGATAACAGTTTTTCCCGGGGCCGGTAGCGGCAGTGCATCAGCGGCAAAGTGCGAATAGGTCCAAGCTTGGCCACCACGAGGGACAGCATCCATCACAGCGCGCAAATACTCATCATCTATCGATGCCGCGCCGGTCTCGCTTTTTGGGTGTAACGCGCAGGTTTTCGGGCAAGTGCTGAAAGTTTGATGCTCACCAGCGCGATACGTTACAGCGATGGGGCCGGTTTTTTTGTTCGAAGATACCGCGACAGTTTTTAGCATGGCAGCACCTCAACGACTGAAATTGTCTCTTCATTATATTTTTCCGGCCAGTCATCAGAAGCAACGGAAAAAACCTCGTGTGCTTCAACATAAGCCGAATTTTCATCTTCGGCCGTCACAGTGATTGTCTTGTAAATTTCCGCCTTGATTGTCACATCGTAGGTTTTCATTTTCTCATTCTCCATTCTAGGTTAGTCGGCAAACTACTCCGACAACCACATAATACTATTTCCGCTCAGATACTCCAATTGATTTTTCCTATATTTTTTCTTCCCCCAATAGAAAACCCCTTAGCCGCTGCCAGTCAACAGCATTAGAAGGCCAGCGGATCACAGGATCAACGCGCAGACCATCACGGGCAACATCCATCACTTGGCCACCGTGATAGAGATTAATAATCGCAACACGCTTACCGATAGGCAAATGCTTTACGAGCAAAAAGGCATTACAGCAATATTCCCAATGCCGAAACAAGAACGAGATTTGATGCGGCCGCAGATCAACCTTCAAACCGCGCTGCACAACCTTATTTTCCAAAAAGCCAACACGGCCGGTCCCAAGCTTGTCAGCAATAACCATATCGGGAAAGCCAAGCGAAGCCAGCGATTCAACCCGCGATATATCAACATCGGGCAAATGCGTTTTGAGATAGTCGGAAAAAACCGACTCAGGTTTTTTCGCCATCGCGGTCTAGCTCGAAAACGTCTAGCGGGGGCTCTTCTACCGGCAGGGTAAAAGCAGGATCAATATCCTTTTCGGCACTCTCGCGAACGTCAGAGGGATTAAGATCAATAATCGCCGTAGGTGGGGGGCCGCCGTAAAGCTTCTTCAGCTCGTCAAGCTTGCGCTGCACTTCTTCTTTGGACATTGAATCAATAGTCCCATGCCGGATTTCTTTGCGCTCGACGTAAATAGTCCCCAAAGCTTGGCCGCGCCGATACTCGGCCTGAACAGCGGCAGCATAAGCACCGGCTTCAAGGGCCTTATCCCGAATCAATTGCAGGTCCTTCATGTGCCGCTCATACGAAGTGTTGTACTTCGATGCCAATTCGGCACGATATTCTTGGATCGCCGCGACAATGTGCGGATTCAGGTCCGGGTTGGTTAGCTGCCACGCCATTACTGACGCGCTGCTTTCCTTGTATCCCGCCCGGATAGCCGCTTCTTTCAGGGTTACTCGGCCGTCCCCAGAAACGTACTCGGTGACAAACTTCCAATGCTTGGCCGTCATCACCCGCTTGCCTTTGGTCTTTAGCTTCCCTACATCGGCCGCCATCCGTTTAGCGGCCTTATTCGGGATCACAGGCGGCACATTCCAAACATCGCGCTTAGTCATCTCAGATAGTCCTCCAAAGCCTCCAGCCGCCCTCTACGCGCCTCAGAGTGAATCCCCAAGGGGGTTCCTGCTTACCAGCGTATCTAACGGCTGCTACGCGCGCTGAGACGGCCTTCTTAGCATCCTGAAACAGGATGCTATCCCCCGGCTCCATTTCCATAAACGGATACCTAGTCCGGCTCCCCGGTATATCAATTCCGCGATCAATCTCAAACATCATATTAACTCCATCAACTAGCCAAACATATACTACATAGTGAAACATAGGTAGTCAAGGAACAACCGGGGACGGGATTAACCAAGTGGCCCTATAGAACTTTTTTGGGGTAGTGTAAGTTTTTGGATTCAAAAAAACTTTCTCGCGGATCTCCCCTGTATTTTTCGTTTTTCTTACGTTTCCATAATATAAACGTCTGTTCAACGACTAGCTCAAACACCGCATAAACACTGACTTATTACGCCATTACGTCTATTACGCCAAATTCTACAAAAAAAATTTATTTTTTTCATTGACCCCTAAAAAGTTCTATAGGGAACCCTCAAAAAGCATATAAAAACCCGTTTCTATAACTTTTGAATCTAGAAATTTGTGTTGATTCCCAGAAAAAAGTAGCCTATAGTACCGTCAGTACAGCAGCAAACAGCAGTAATTCACCCACACTTTGAGAAAGGATAGCGTATGGATTGGGTATTTTGGTTGTTCATTGTGCCGCTTGGGTTGTTATTCTGGTCCGCTTTCCTCGGTCTGTTCGCCGTTCTCATCGGCACAGTAATCGATTTATTCGGGGACCGCTGACATGGAAACGATAAAAAAGTACCAATATTTAATTGAATCCGAGTGGGATGAGCAGTTTTGTTGGCTTGGTGTCTTGTACTTTGCCGAGCACAGGGGTTCATATAGCCACTGGGAGACTTCGACGGGTGCGGACTACTTTGGATACTTCGAGGTGACGTTTGAGGTTCTGAAGCCCGATTTGACGGTCTGGCGGGGGGCTGAGGATGAGTTGCGTAAGAACAAGCGTCTTCGTCAGTATTACGAGAACGAGATCATTGATCAATTGGAGGAGAATTGAGATGACTAAGCAGACAGAAGCGGAGCGGTTGGTAGCTGTTTTTGCCGCGCGGCGCGCGGAGCGCGATCCTGCCAACAGGTTTAGCTATGCAAAGATGGAGGAGATGTTAGCTAAATACCAACTAGATGATAAGTATTTAGTGCCTGAGTCGGTGTTGCGGGAGGTGGTGCTGTTCGCGCGCCACGGGGCGATGTGGGATGAGCGTGACCGGTGTGTACGGGTATGTGAGTGGAATGCTGAGAATGCGGTAACGGAGGGGGCGAAGAACATTTATTGGTCGTTGGCGGATGAATTGGAGGAGGCGTATGAGCCCTAAGTTACTCAAGTATGTATTTCCCGCCCTATTGGTGGTGTGCCAGATGGGGTATGCGGCGGAGGAGTGGTTAGAGATGCCGAACAAGGCGGGAGGGCGGATTTTGCTGCTAAGTGGCAAGTGCACGGGTCGCGGTTCGGAGAACGGGAGGATGGTAATCACGACAACCCCGGCGGGGCCGAATATGCATGGGTGTTGGTATGTATTTGCCGAGATGATTCACATTGTGTGGGATGACAAGAGCACATCGTCGTTCAACCCGGATGATTTTGTTTACAAGAAGGGTAAGTGATGGAGGCCACCAAATTCTGTACAAGTTGTCAGGCAACGAAGCCTGTAGAGGGCGGGATGCGAAAGGTGACGCGCGGGGTTCCTCGCTGGATCTGTCGTTGGTGTTTAGCGAGATCGGCCCCCGGTCCACGGTCCGAGAGGAGGGAGAAATGAGTTATTGCAGACTAGGCCCTGAGTGCGACATTTACTGTTACTACCACGTTGGCGGGTATTACGAAGTCTGGTCTGGCGCGGGAGAGCACCAATTCAAAACAGCAAAAGAGACGGTGGCCTTTTTACGTGAGCGCAGGGAAGCAGGGGATAAAGTACCTGACCACGTATTTGAGAATTTAAGTGAGGAGAGAAAATGAACAGAGATGACATTATCCGCATGGCGCGGGAGGCTGGCATCGGTTGGCTTGAAAGAGCTGAAGGCATATCAGAATTTCTAGAACGCTTTGCCAACCTAGTCGCAGCAGCGGAGCGCGAGGCGTGTGCGAAGGTGTGTGAGGCTGAAGGTGAACGAGTCGATGCGTCTTGGGTAAGTTGCGCGTTCGCTATCCGCGAGAGAGGTGCGCCATGACAACGTACACGATTGAGGTAACCCACGACAAAGAAGGCGTAACTGTGGTGGTTAAAGACCTTGACCCCGACACGATGGAGGAAGATCGTGCAGCGATTGAGTATGCGCTGGAAGAAGCACTGAGGATAGCCAAAGAACATAGCCCGATGAGGTTCCAATGAGTGACCCCGATCAACTGACTACGGAAGACGAACCGAAACTCCGACACAGCTACGGCTGCGTGAAGGAGACGGATATGATCAAGTTAAAGCGGCATCCGAAGAAGTTTGCAGTAGTACTGAGTCCGCTTGGCAGGGAGAAGCGGAAGTTCAGTATCTTTGACCTCGAGCGATATGACAAGAGTCGGCCGCAGGGGAAAAGGAAGTATTACCAGAAGGTCCTGATTGATTGCATTACCGGCACGATGTACGACTTCATGAGTGGGGAGTGTTTGAGTTCCACGCGCTTGAGGATTGTTGATTAGGGGGCCACGTGACACCGTTAATTACAAAGATGGCTGGAGTGCTTAAAGAGAAAGCCAGCAATTGGATGTGGTTTGATTTTAGTGAAACGTGGGAGATATCAAATGAAATGATAGATCACAGCCGCGCCATAGAAGCGTTTAAAAACCCACTTCCTTTTGATCGCTGTGTAATTGTTATTGGTGACGAAAAAGAAACGAGTGCTGTGTTTGCTTCCAATATATTTGCAGTTCGAGTACAAGGAAGGCCGCCAGAAGAAAAAGTACCTGTTATTTTATTCGCTGCGCTAGAGTCTACCGACTATATGCGTATAGATGGAGTTCCTCCTTTTTCTTGCAACATGCAAGAAGCGAATTTAGAGGAAGGTATAACAATCCATTTTGAAAATCAGAGGCATGAGAAAGATGAAAGAATGGTAGAAGCGGCTATGAATGTATTAACGACAGTAGCTTTTTGGTTGGAAAGGTTGAACTCATCGGAGGTAAGCATTCCATCGTACAAGGCGGAAGATAAGACGAATAATGCCAAACGTATTCGGCAAGGAAAGAAGCCATTGTTTGATTGGACCACTGTCGTTATCGAGCCTCGGTCCGCGAAGAGTGAATCGTTAGGCGGTACACACGCAAGTCCGCGACAGCATGATGTGCGTGGGCATTGGGTAGTGAGAAATGGAAATAAGTTTTGGCGTAGGGCGCACAAGCGTGGGGACGCATCGAAGGGTGTGATCTTTCACGATTACGTAGTTAAACCAGCAGTAGAAAGGAGAGAAGCATGTTAGACGATGGCGCACGACAGTATTTGATTGAGGGGCACAGACGGTTCGAGAAGACCAAGGATCGCACACATATTGATGATGCGATTCGCTTGGTGCAGACCATATCACCGGAGAGTTTTTTACAAAACGACAAAGATAAAGAGAAGCGTGTCTTTTACCATGCACCGTTCAGTGTGTATTGGTCGGGTACAGCAGTAACACAAGAGAATGCATATCCAGTGATGCAAAAAGGAGGCAAGTGATGAAAGCATTTCCATCAGCAACAGGTGCAGTCGGTATGGAACTAAGGGATTATTTTGCAGCGAAGGCTATGCAAGCGCAGGTTAATAACCCACTAACTATAAGTCCCGGTAGTGAAGCGCATAGAATTATTGCGGAGAAAGCTTACCTCATGGCAGACGCAATGATGAAAGCGAGGGATAACGATGACGTTTGACACGATTAATTACAAAGCAGCGTGGGCATGGATTAATGCGATGTGGGCCAAATCGCTTGTGTCCGTAGGGTTCCTGTTGATTGGTCTGGGGGTTGGCGGGACGATGGCTGAGAGTCGGATTGTTTCTGACTGCAAGTTCGCTGGTTCGTTTCGCGTGGACATCCAAGCTTTTGCCTGTCAGAGGAAGATTTGAAGTACGTTGTAATCGTGGTTTTTTATGCGGTGGTTGGGTTCGTATCGCTCTGCTTCTTGATTGAGGCATGGGTAGAGGGCCCAAACACCTTTCTCCCGAAAAGGGAGCCAATACAAAGGAGATGGTGATGGGAGAACAAGAACGATTCGTAGAACAGCAATTCATTGCAAGCGAAGCAGCGGTTGCTTTGGATAAGATGGTTGCAGGATTAGGTGAGCTTGAGCAGATCGGGCTCCACGCTTATGTGGCCACGCATTCGGACCTGATACAGGCTTCGATGATGTTGGCGAGGGAGGTTATCCTGAAGTACTACGGATTGACAGATGATCCGATGACGGAAGCCGATATGGATGACTTTGTAGAATACGTGGTGGATGAGGTGAACCGATGAACGAAGAAGATATTGCTCGTTTTAACGAGTTTCGCGTGGAAATTGATAAAGCGTCGAGTTCGGTATTAGTAGCGTTGCTGGAGTATAGTCCCCGGGCCGCGCTTCCTGCTTTGGTATCCGCGATGGTAGCGATGTGCAAGAGCTTATCGGAGGATGAGGATGCAGCCCCGTTTGAGGCTTTTATAAGTTTAGCGCATGAAGGTATTGATGCGTTGAAGCGCGACTTCATTCGCGAAGGGATAGGAGAACAAACTAACACTAAAGGACATTGAGATGAAATTCAAAGTCGTAG